CTAATCAGCGCCCACGTGTTGCGCTGTCTGTTTAGTCGCCGTTCCGTTTGGTGATTGCGCTTGATGTCCTTGCTCAACTCGTTCAATGAGGCGTTCATTTCGTTCAAGTAGGCGTTCTGCCTCATCAAGTCGGCTTGCGCTTTCATCAATTCTTGCAACTGCCTGTTGTTGATATTCTTGAGCTCTGACAATTCGTTCGTTTGCTTGTTGATTAAGCTGTGCGCTTCGCTCAATGGAAGTTTTGACTGCCTGATTAAGTTCAACGCTGTTGCGTTGTTCGTCTTGAGCTCGTTCCAAGTGGTTAGTGGCACGTTGATAGTCTGAGTCGTTTCCTCCACCGAATATAAACCATCCGCATGCAATGATAAGGATGGCCAAGCTAATATACACAGTGCCAGAATACCGAGTGAAATACGTTTTAAGCTTATCATGCATCAATATCCTCCTTGGTAATCAGTGATGCCACGTGCAATCGCACGTACTATTTTATCTAGGTCATTATTAAGTAATTCTAGGTCATCGTTATTGTCAATAAAAGCCATCTCTACAAGTACTGCAACTGCATCAGTGGCCCCTAGTACGTATAAGCCACCTGGAGGTGGTGGTTTTACACCTCGGTCTGTAGTTTGCACACTCCGAATGATTTGGCTTTGAATGTAATTAGCCAACCGTTGCCCATTAAAAGATTTGTAGTAGGTTTCCGTCCCTACTGCCAATTTTGATTGCGATGCGTTGCAATGTAGGGATACGAATACATCGGCACCCCATTCGTTTGACTCATCGCAAACCATTACTAAATTGTCATCTTGCATAATACGAACCACGCATCCTGCATTGGTGAGATAGTCAGCAAGCATTTCGCCTGCTTCTCGTACTACGTCACATTCTTTTGTTCCATAAGTAGGGTTTACCGCCCCGCTATCTACCCTAGGGTCGTGCCCAGGGTTAATAAATACTTTCATCGTTTGTCCTCCTTTTCTAATTGATCAGGGATTCCGTCCCCGTCTCTATCCACCCATAGTGCTAAGAATCCTACTAGGGCGGTTAATACGGATGGAATGAAAATGTGGTCGATTATGTTAATACCGACCGTAATTAGCTTACCTAAGTCATCGGATACGTTGCCTTTAGTAAAGGCTAACACGTACTCAACAACTACTAGCAATATTGGTACTAGCATTACCAACACCAACAATCGTGTCGCTAACACACCCGTCGGATGAATGTTGGCTATTCGAATATTTTGAAATACATCCTTAGCCTTGTTAATTAATTCTTGTTTTGTCATAAAATCTCCAATCTCATATGTTGGCCGCATTCATATAAGGCCATTCTTGAGCATTTTGAAATACATCCTTAGCCTTATTAATTAACTCTTATTTGTTAACCATTACCCCTCCATGCTCGGACAATCTCCAATAGCTTTAAATATAACTCATTGAAGTCGATTAAATCATCCTCAACTAATTCACGCAAATTCTCTATGATTGACCAGCATTCTGAAAAGAATGGTATCAACATGAATACGAAAGCGAATAGGTGGTCGAGGTATATTTCCGTATTTGGAATTTGAATATCTGGCAAGGATACGAATATAACGGATAACAACATCCATGCAGGGTACTGCACGCATAGCTTAATAAGTAAGTCTCCACGTAGGCGTTCACTCATCAAATACCGTTTACTTTCGTTCGTTTCACTATTGAGATACTTCCCCCTACCCCAGCCATACCAGACTAGTGTAGTGATAAGATTTAATGCCGTATTGGGGCGGTCATTATCCTTGTTGTATCTCAATACTTCTGTTGCCACTCGTTGGGTGGTATCCACAAATAGCAACGCCGTAGTTAGGAAGATAATTACACCCATGTCTACGACATGCTCGTGAGATACTCCGTTAACCAATGTCAACAATATCTCATTGATTAGGTTCATATATATTACCCTCTAGCCTTTCTTAATTGTCGATATCGTCAAATTACCTTCCGTTGCGTTGTTGAATGCTTGCGTTGGAGGGTCATCTTCCGTTACCCAAGTACATACTCCTAAGCGCAATAGCTGTGTAGGGATTGCGTTCCGTGCTTGCGTTCCTTTGCCGTCAAAATGGAATCGGATAAGCCGTTCGTTGTCCCTATCTCCGAACATGACGGAACCTATTCGCATTCCGTTGTCATCAACAACATCTGCATATACTGAACCTATAGGCAAAAAACCTTGTGGAATTATTGAATGCCCCTGAAAATCTGTGCCATTAGAATTAGGCTTTTGCACAAGTAGCCACGTCCCTCCACGACCATTGACATCTGACTCACGCTTAGGTAATCTATTAAAATTTTGGTCATTTGGTGGGGTTATCGAAATGGTGCCCCATGAGTCGCCTTTAGCTCCAACAACAACGGTATTTCCAATTCGTGTAAATAAGAAGTGGCTTTCACCATTCATCCATGACGTCCCTTTGGGAGTCTTGTACACGTACTTTTTTTGAGTCGTAGGTTCTACATCACTACCACCGCTTGATGTGGTAGTGATGGTAACCGTATTGCCACCACTAATGCTTAACTGACCGTTGTTGAATGAAAGGGTTTGAGGTGTTGCATTAGTACCAGCAGGGCCCGTTGGTCCTTGTGGTCCTATATCTCCTTTAGGCCCTTTCAACGATTGCAGTTGATCAGGTGTAAAGTCGGAATATCGGAATGGTTCCCCTTTATCTCCTTTAGGACCTGTCGCCCCTGGTGGTCCTTGTTCGCCTTGTGGACCGTCATCGCCCTTAGGGCCTCGTTCGCCAATATCTCCCTTAGGACCTATTGGTCCTACTGGTCCTTGCTCTCCACGTTCGCCTCGCAATCCTTGAGGTCCTTGTTCTCCCTGCGGTCCTCGTTCACCTGTATCCCCCTTGGCACCTTTAGGACCAACAATGCCTCCGCCGTAGTCTTTCACTTTAACAACGTCAATAGGAGTACCGTCTATAATTCGTACGTCATCCATTCAATCGCCCCCTATCTGATACACTGCCTTTGACTAATACATGACCTTTTAAGATTTTCGTTTTAGGTCGGTTATTACTATCATACACAAACACATCATACACGTAGCGACCTTGAGGAATATCTCCATCCAATGTCAGCTTGAATGTAGTTACAGCATCTTCTGATAGATTTTCAATTTTAGAAATGTTGAACCTTGCAACGTAATCCGTATCGCTTGCTTGCACACGCACAACGGCGAATAGATCATCTGCCTGTACCTCCTTGTTATATTCAAGGATAAAGGAGCAAGGTACGCCCTGCTCCATAACAAAATTATGCTGTTTGATTAGCTTCATCTTTCTTTTCCTCTGATTTATGCTTGTCCTCTTCTTCAGCTTTTGCCAATTCGTCAAGCAACACATTTTGTACACAGTCTTCTACAGGGCAACGACCGTTTTCCAAAAGTACACTTCCGCACCATTCACAATAGGTTTCTTTCATGATAAATCCCTCCTAATTTAACTCACGAATTTTCTTGATAAGGTCAACGTCAATTTGTTTGAATTGTGCCTTAATATCGTCAGTAGGTAAGCCCTTCATTTGCTTAGTCAAAAAGACTTCTTTCAACTTATCACGCTCTGCCTCTGCTTCCTTCTTCAAGGCTTCAATTTTTTCCTTTTTAGATGGTTCAATCACTTCTGGTACGTAGTCAATGAATTGACCATTTACATAACACTTATAATCAACGAATTGTGCTTGCATATCATCACCACCTGTTACATAGTTGTGATTGGGATAGTCACGTTTCGCAAGTTCAAGGCACGCTTCTTCTGTCTCAGCATGCACACCGATTAATAGGGATGTTACTCGAGCTCCCTTTTCGTTTAAAATAAATACGTACTTATTTTCCATTTATTTTCTCCTTTCTTCGAGGTATTTAAAATGAAATTAATTCAAAAGATAAAGGGCGCCACTAAGCGCCCTTATGTTGTTTATTCAGTAGTCGGATACTACGCCACCTACGATGAAGCGGTTGATGCACTTAACCAATCTCGCCAATCCCTAACACTTCATGAAGTTTATGGAATGTGGCTACCATCACATGCTAAGAGTGTTAGTAGTAACACCCTCAACAACTACGGCTCCGCCTTTGCGCACCTGGTTAGCATTTATAATGTAGAAATCCAAAACATCACCTACTTACAATTGCAATCAATCATTGATGACATGTTAGTTAGTGGATTATCTTACAGTTCTTGCAAGAAGGTCCGTACCTTGATTAGTCAATTATTCTCCTATTCAATCATTAATGGTTGGTGCACCACGAATTATGCTAAATTCTTGAACCTTGGCCACAACAAACCAGTTCGCCCGCATAAGCCGTTTACCACCCAAGCAATCAATCGCTTATGGCGGTTAGAATCACCTCTCCACGATATTCCATTGATTTTACTTTACACGGGAATGCGTGCATCGGAATTAATCAACCTCAAGGCTCGTGATATCAATCGCAAGCAGCGCACAATCAAAATCACATCGGCCAAGACGAAATCGGGCATCCGAACTATTCCCATACACGATCGCATATGGCCTATCATTACACGTAGGCTTGATGCGGTCTACGTCATTAAGGAGTGCCGTACATACTCATCCCTCAGCCGTGAGTTCGATAAGGCTATGAAAGCCATTAATGCCAAGCACACTACCCACGATTGCCGCCATACATTTGCTACACGCCTTGATAATGAGGGTGCTAACTACAATGCCAAGCGATTACTGCTTGGCCACGCTAGTGGCAACGTTACTGATGGAGTATATACTCACAAATCATTAGGTCAATTGCGTAAGGCAATTCGATTGCTTAAATAACCAAGGGGGAACTACTGCGAGTATTTACGATACTACCTTAGATGTTAATTACCCCATCGCATTTACTCACAAAGTACTCGGAGGCTCACTAACTGCCATCTACAACAGATCGTCTGATGGTGGCGCCGTGGCTTATTTAAGCTTTACGGATTTGCGCAAATGCAAAATCACACGCGATACCATTGGTAGTGCATTTACAAGCCCAATCTCATACATAGTATTTGGATATTAGCCAAGGGGGAAAGCGCCAAGAGCGAAACGATGATTTAGTAACATTCCCTATTGCATTCCAGCGGAAAGTCTTAGGTATCCAAGTAACTAAAGGCTGGGGTGTAAATGCTCCTAGTTACAAAGAAGTAACATTGCAAAATTTTAAACTTTATTCTCACGATAATAGGGAATACTTTACAACATGGTTAGCTTTAGGATCATAACCCCAAGGGGGAATTAGAGCCCAATTACACACTTACAATGAAACGATTGTTTTCCCAATTGCGTTTAAAAAAGCAGTTAATTTAAGCGTTACTCCTGTTGGTAGAAGTGGCACTAACCCTTATAAGAGTTTTGTCCGTGTGAACGAATTAAGCAGTCAAAGTTTCATGGCAAATAGCGATGATGTCGTTATTTCAAAACTTTATTGGATTGCGTACGGAGTTTAAAATCCTATTGCTATATATCTTACCGCAGGTGTTATTCCATCTGATCCGTAATCATTCCCCAAGCCACATAAGAACTTAGAATTATCCACAACTTTGCACCATGCTCCTACATTGAATTGAGGTAACAAGGATATTGCATTTGCATAAAAGCATTTAGATTTAAATGCAATTGGATAGGTTCTATAACCATTCTCCCCAACACTCTCAACAGATATTCCCCCTTGGGGTTAAACGCCGATGGCAATGTAATAGTGTGGATAATATTTGAATGTAATACTTGTCTTGGTTAAAGATATTTCATCATCAAAATTCTGTGCACTATAATTTGGAACACTATTATCTAATGTACCCACAGCGCTTAATACTCTTTTAAAGGAAATAGGAAAGTTTGCTGATGCTGGTAAAGCTTCTTTACTGCTTGTGGTTGCTTTTCCCCCTTGGAGTTTTAAAGCCCGAATGCAATATAATAATGCTCAAAGTGATCAAAAGTTACACCAGAAGTTGTAAACCTTACAGTATCATCAAGATTATACGTGCTGTTAGTAGCTGCATCTGGATGCAAAGTGCCTAACACAGTTAATACTTTATTGAATAGAATTGGAAATGTTGCATGGCCTTTATTACTAGAACGATCCAACTTTTGGCTCGCTTTTCCCCCTTGGATAATCAAACCACCGAATGAGGAACCTAGGCATATATACCAGGCATTTTCGTTGGAGAAATCGTAGCGAACTCCTTGAGATTTTAGGATGCTAGTAACATCTATATTCACGTCCCCAATTAAGGCCTTTACAACCGCCAATGTAGGCGCCAACAATGTGTTAGAATCGGACTTGTTGTTAGTAATTAACTTAACAAGTTCTGTTGCATCGCCTTTTGTGACGTTAATGCCCTCGTTATGCTTGGCAATGCCTGTAATCGTATTGTCCCAATCCCCAAAATATTGCCATGCGCCCCAAGCATTATAGAACGTACGGCTGGCTTGTTTTATTGCTTTTCCTTGGCCGTGAGAATAAAACGTTTGAGTGATTACGTTTCCCTCTGTTTTATTCACATGGATTTGTCCATATGGGTAGATTTTACTGGATGATGGCGCATTACTCCATCCTAGCACTCCTGCGTTGCATTCGTATATTCCTGGCTTGGTGAGGTCGTTCCAATTCCTAATGTTACTTGGAATGGTGGAACCGCCTGCGTATCTATCTAAATTGTGAGCTGTGTCATTTGCATTGTGAGCGGTAATCTTCGCATCTACTTGTTGCTCGTTCAAGCCTTCATGCAACGTCACATTACACGTCACTTGCTGCGCATTACTGAATCCAAACGCAACGTTCATATTTTGGCGATAGATAGCTTGACCATTCACTACTGGCAATGTGGATGGGTCTTCATCTTTCATAATTGAGTAGAGGATTAATTGCCCTCGTTTATCACGAGCGTAAAATCCGATTTCACGCATAACAATAGGCGTTTGAATAGATTCGTTTGAGATTCTGAACCGAACTAAGCACTCGGTATTATCCTGTGTAATTCCAGCAATCTGTAATTTTAACTTCTTTGCGCCAAGGTCGTTGGCTGTTTCCACATTGCTAACATTTCCATCCCCTAGCCAAATTTCTTCAATATGTAATTTTAATTCGTTTGCCATAACGGATGCTTGTAATTGCTTACCTACATTCGTTAGATAGGCTTGACTCCATGCCATCTGTTACCTCCTTGTAATTTCAATAGTGGTGCTTGCAAGGGCTCCACCGTTATAAATGGTCGATGAAATGTCATAATTTCTTGGTTTAAGAATAGTAATTTCTTTATCCACTAAATACAAACCACCACCAAGTGTTGATTTCGTTTGAACTTTCTCTTCTACTAATGTTTTGAGCAGCAAATTCTTGGGAACGATTGGTTCAGCATAATTGATGACTTCGCTCGATCGTTCACGCATTTCTTTGCTTAAAATGAACCAAATTTCGTAGAGATTTTCGTTCAAATCCACACCAACAGCACCACGACCAAATGTGGCATCAAGCATTTCTTGAAGTTTCTCCACCGTATAAGGTCTTGTTCCTGCCAATAGCCGTAATATACGATTGCGCCTATCCTCAATTGTGTCGGTATCTTGCGGTAATACCTCAAGTATCCATTCCCAATGCGACAATCCGAGTTCACCCATGCTAGGAATAAACTGATTATCTAGTAAATCCGCCATGATTTCCCATAATAGTATAAACTCGGGATTCTCTACACGCATGATTTCTTGCATATCACGGCTATCTCGGCTAACAGGTGGTAGGAATTGGGATATATCAATATCGTTACGTCTATATTCCATGTTAGCCACCTACGTTAATGTTAATTGACCAACGGTAGGGATTTGATGCGCTTCTAGTAGCACCTTATCACTTCTACCGTTGATTGTGACGGAATCAACATCAATAACATTAGGAAGTTTTAGAATTTCAGCTACGATATAAGCAGTTCTGACTGTATCTCGCCCTCTATCGTCATTCTCTCCCCATCCCTTGCGAATACCTAGTAAGTAGGATTCTATCGCCTTGGTAGCGATTGGTTGCAAATCTTGGGATGTTCTTCCCCCGCTCAATGTCACTCTTGCGTTAATCGTGAGTGGTGCAGATTCTGCACTAACCACCGTTACAGTGTGACCAATTGGAGCAATTCCATACCCTTTACCTTGCGGTACTGGGTCGATTTTATTTTGAACCATTTTAATAAGTTCGGAATCCGCTACACTGTGTTCACTGTTAGTAATGACTAATTTAACTGTACCTCCACCATTCCAACATCGATACACTTTAACACCACCAACTCCTGGAATCGCAAGCACCTTTTCTTTATAATCTGCACCATTACCCCCATAGGCTTTAGATTTTAACGCCTCAAAATATCTTTTACGGAATACTTCGGTGTCTTCTTCATCTTCCCCTGGAGTTATGATTTTTACAATTTCTGCGCTTGTAAGCCCGTTTACAGGCACCACAGGGGTAACATATCCAATGCATCCATTGGCGCCACGTCCACGTGTCTCACATCGCATTTTATACCTATGATTGGTATCGTCTATCACTTCATCAACAATAAAATTGTATTCTTCAAAATTAAAACGACTTCCTAAAGGGACTGGGGCATTGAATTTACCCTCTACCTCTGCGAAAGTCGCTTCTTCTGGGTATATATTAAACTCGGAGGCTCGCAATTTCAAGAACTCACGGCTCGCCGTTTTAGCGAACGTTTCTCTTAAAATTACATCGGCCATGATATAGAGTTCAGCGAGTTCAATAGATGCTGGAGCCGTTGCATCGTAAATGATTGACCCCTCACGCCTATCGAATGCATGATTGACCCTACCAAGCATGCGCTGTTCAATTTTGTCGGCTGTCATATGCTCATACAACGTTAATCAGCTCCTTTCTAATATCTGTAATGGTTCCATAGATGGTATCTACACTGAACGTTGTGAATACATCTCCTTGATTATGTCCAAACTCAAACCCATACACATCCTTTATGCGATCATCCGCCAATAAGGCTTCCGAGATGCGTCGTTGTAACTCTGCGTATACATATGGGATTGGTTGACCAAATAGGTCTTGCAGTTCAATTCCATAATTCCAGCTGTAAATAATGTATTCATATCGTTCTGTGTTAATAATCTTATAGATAGCTTGTTTCATCGCTTCTAATTCATCTGTAAACCCTCGAATTTGACTATCCCTAGCATAATCAAGGGAATACGTATAACTAGGTTGATGCGCAATGGTAACATCTGCGATGGTTTCGTTTGGTGTTAACCTATCACTCATTTAGTAGTGCACCCCCTATTCGAATTGTACCAGCGGTCAAGCACAATATAGCGCTGTCCGCCACTTTCTTGAATTAGAATTGCCTTATCCCCTACCTTGAGTGAGTTATGGATAAGGAACTTTTTTCTGCCTACATAATCGTGATTATGACTTTGGTATTCTGCTGCACCAACGCCTCCCGCACGATTCTCTGTAACGTGGTCAACACTTATTTCTGCCGTCCAATCAGTTGTATTCTTAGTGAATACCAGGTTACTTTCAGGAATGATAATTTTAGGGTCAACTTGGATTTGATAGGGGCTAATGCTTATGACTTCCCCTATCACAATATCACTCATGACGTAGGCATTCATGGTGTCAGTGACTAGCGTTTTGAAAGTGTCCACTAGTTTATTAAAATCGTTCTCCATATCAACCCATCCTTATTACTTTAGTAGGGGCTTCACCATTGCCCCATGCGTAATTGACGTCGCCATATCGCATAGCATGGCCACGACTTGAACTGTTACCAAATCCACCGCCTGCGCCATCTGCGATAATAACGTGATCGTTATTGCCGTATACAAGTAAGTCGCCCTTATTGGCATAGCCATTATATGATTCGACTTTATATCCTTTAGCTTTCAAGGAGCTTTCAAGAGTGTCAACATCTGCCACACCTCTATCGGCTAATTCCTTAAGGTCTTTGTTATAGTACGAACCAGTTTTTACGGCTACGTCTACACAGCCGACTTCGCCATATTGAGATACCATGCCTTCATTTGCTTGGAACCCATAATCCACTTGATTTGGGTTAACTCCTCCCACCGTATTACCTCCACTATGTTGTGACTTCTTCTGCTCCGCCGCCTTAATCTGCTCAACCGCTTTTGCATCTTCATCTTTGGCGACTTCATATTTTGCAGGGTCGCCTTGATAATACACATCGAGGTCCATCGAGTGGTAGCCATGTTTGAAAGTATGTGTTACCGATTCCACCATAACGTAATTATCCACCACAATATCGCCTAGATTCTTCTTGAGGTATAACAAGGTGCCACCACGCACCCTAACATCACCAATGACATTTTTGAGCCTAATCTCACGAGTTTTACGATTCTTTAGGCTTATGATTCGCTTAGCCCTATCGACTGCATTTGTTACCTTATCATCTGGCATCATTAAGTATTGCAATCGCCCCCATTTCTTGATGTTTTCGTCATCTTTTAAAATGGCGGTTGTTACTAATTTCTTTGAATCACCATCTGGCACATTACGCACTATCTTCACTTGATTGTATGTGTCTTTGTCGATAGATGTTTTATAATCAATATTTTCCATGACGTCATCGTCAATGAAGATGTCAGTTTTCATAGATTCCAAAGACTTTAGCATTAATTTACCCTTATTGTCATATAGATGATACAGGTCGTGCTTAGGTGTGTTGATTACCGTTTGTTCTAATGCGTACATGATGATGTCAATGAGAGTTTTGTTCTTCTCTACACGCATTGGAGTAGATGGAATGACGTACTGCGTATTGTCGAGTTCACCTATTTGTAAGCCAAAGTCAGTGGCTATCATTTTAACCAGGTCAGTGGCCGTAATACCCCCGTATACGTAACAATCCTTATTCTTTAAATATCGCAATTGGTCGTAGGCTGTAACACTGATTACACCACTTTTGTCACGTGATTTCTCGAATACGTTGCCCACAAATACAATATCATCATTGAGTTTAAATTGAACTGCATTACCTTCTTCAAATTGCAAGATACCGTCTGTCATTACTTTGAAAGTCATTTTAGAGGGAATGCCGTCAATTCCTCTTGTAACTTGTACTCCCTCTAAAGGGTCTACTAGGTATTGATTATTGCCATTTCTTATGATAAGTTGGTATCGATACGGTACTGGCATTGCCATTTGAGTAACCATTATTTGCCTTCTTTCAATTGAATAACTTGACCGACTGCAAGCGCAGCAGGAACTGCAATCTTATTGAGCGATGCAATTGCAAATAGATTGTTCGTGTTTCCAAATTCACGTTTTACAATTTGTTGCAAGGTATTACCTTGTTTTACCTTAGCTGTTTGATTAGGCACTTTATCTGACGGTCTATTGGTTGTGACCGTGCCTTTTGCATTACCCTTTTCATCGGTCTCTACAAATAGTTTCTTAGCGCCCCAATCCTTCCATTGCTTGAGCTTAATAGGTACCTCACAGTCAATGCCTAATTCGTGAGATTCTTCAATTGAGTAGTCTTCTAACGTCACCTTAGTATTGGTCATACTAAGCATGTCACCCTTTTCACTCATCCGTACTACGATAAACTGAAAAGGCTTTTTCTCTTGCTTAAATCGCTTGAGTTTGTCGAGGTAATACTCCGCCTTTTTCGACTTCATAATAAGAGATTGATTGAAAGGGTAATCGTTGTTAGGAAGTAATATTTTGAATGACCAATCTGTTAGCCCTGGAGGCTTAATAATGTTAACCTCTCCAGCGCCTATCAAATCAATGGTTTCGTTTTTCCCATTGATGGATGTAGTCATCGAAGGTGGTGGAATCGGTATCTGCATTGAGTTTAAGAAAAAATAATACATTACATTGCCACCCCTTCCCGTTTCATGCCCACAGCATTACGAATACCGTCAAGCAATTTTGATGTAACCCCATCTAATTCCATTTCATTGGAGATGTTGTTATCCATGTCCACATTCACGATGACGTGAGATTGGTTGAATTGGTTAAGTGCCGATTGAACCGCACTCTCACGAAGTTCCTTGATTTCATCCGCCGTCATCTCAACTGCATCTGCCGTCCGTTTTGTATGGTGAGCTGTTCTTCGCCCTGCTTTAGAATCTTTTGGAGTCCCGTCTTTATGCGTCGGAATTTCACCTATTTTCTTTGCATCAAAATCAGGAATTTTAATTTGTGGCATTTCAAAGTTAAACAAATTTTCTCCCATTTTATAACCAGACTCTGCATAATCCATTTGACTTACATAGTCCATTTTGCCTAACAGCGTGGTTTCGCCGCCCGCAATAGCCTTGCGTTCTATATGAAGCGCTCCAGCATTTACAGTAGTGTCGCCCATGATCTTATCCATACCTGGAATTTTCTTAATCAATGAAAGCGCCGAGTTCACCGCTTGGCCAATCAAATCAACGATGCCATTCCAAATATCTGCAAATAGATTGTAAGTGGCATTTAATGGATCATTGAATACATTCCCCAAGAAGTTGGCAAAACTTGCAATCCAATTCCATACGAATGTAATCCCATTGCGAATACTAGCCCACAACCAAGCGAATGCGCCGAATATTAATCCTGTGGCACTAATTGAAGTACCTGCGAAGTAATTCACCGCGGATACTGCCAAATAAAACACGCCAATTAAGGCAATGATTCCTGCCACAATCCAAGTAATCGGACATGCATACAGTGCTGCATTAAGCCCTTCCTGTGCCAATGTTGATGCTATTTTAGATGCCGCTAACGCCCACTCCACCACCGTTGCAGCGGCCGTTGATGCCATCATTACCGCCGTATTAGCTGCGGAAATTAAGGTCATCGTTGCATAATAAGTGAGCACCCCAACGGCGATTCCGAATGCTACCTCAACAATCCCGAAGTTATTGCTCAAGAAGTCGGTAACAGCACCAAATGCCGTGGTAATTCCTGACATTGCCCATTCTGCAACTCCTACGAGCCAATAGAAGAGCGGCGCTACATATTCTATGGCATTGGCTATGCCGTCAAACATCCTACCCATGACTTCACTGTTACCAAGGTCTTTTAATCGCTCAAATACTGGTGTAAATGCGTTGATAGCTCGGTTTTTTAACTCCGTCATATGGTCATCAAATGTCTTAGGCATTTTAGCAAATTGTGCTTCAATTTCTGGCATATTGTCCATAATCGACTTCTTAATTACCTCAGATGTAACTTTACCATCCGCTGCTAACTGCTTGAGTTCTCCACGGCTTACGCCCATGGTTTTGGCAATCATATTTTCAATGATTGGAGCGTTTTCTGCGATTGAACGGAACTCATCACCTTGCAATTGACCACTTGCCATGCCTTGTGTTAATTGGAGCATGGCGTTCTTTTGATTTTCTTTGCTTGCCCCACCAATAACGAATAGCTTTTGAATGCCCTCCATAAATCCAACTGCTTCCCATGGATCAGGGAAAGCATCGTGTGCTGACATTGATAATTGCGTTACAGATTCTGCCATTTCCATGTAACCACCACGGGCCCGTATTGCTGAATCATAAATTTGCTTATTCAATGCTACTGCATTTGCTTGATCGCCTGTAACCAAATTAAGCCTTGCCTGAATCGAATTAAACTCGTTGGCTGTTTGATTAAGGCTACTAATTGCACCAGTGACCATGGTAATACCTCGCATTGCCACATCTGCGAAGAGGTTGCCAGTGAATGAAGCAAGGAATCCACCCCAACCGCTTTTAGCTGAGTTTGTGACATTTATAAATTGTTGCATTTTGCCTGTCGCATTATTAGCGCCGTTGGCTAACATTTGCATTCCATTCGCTGCACTTTGAGCAATGGTAGGAATATTTGTTGATAAATTTATATAGTTTGTAATTGTCGCCACTAAATTCCGCCTCCTTTCTGTGCCTTCCTCTCATCTTTTGCGTGTTGTTGCATAAATGCGTAAATACAAGCCCGCTCCTCTAAGTCCATATTAATGAACTCGGAAGGACGGATGTTGTATTTTACGAATGCTACATAGGCGAGGTACGTCTCACCGTCATTGGCGCTTAGGAGTTTTTTACGGCTTTTACCTTATCTTCAAAACCAGTTTCAAAACCTTGCGCCTCTTGGATGGCACGTGTTAAATCTGTTAACTCACCACCATTAAGCATAGCTTTCACCAAATCTAACTCGTTGGATACTCCCCAAGAATTTTGTAATTCCATATCATCTAATGTTGGGAATACAATCGTGCGGACTAGCAATTCATCTGTAAATGCTGTCAAATCCATACGTTCTTCGGCGGTACGTGTGCCAGGTTCGTATACTTTCTTAGTAAAACGAGCGCGTAACTTATCTAATTCCTTATTAGTTAATACACGGATGCGCCAAACGATAGGCTTACCCTCATCATCTGTAAATCGTTTCGATGCAACGTACTCTACTTCTGTTACAATCTTTGCATTTTGCTTAAAAAAGCCTTTTAATGTTTCAACCATGTGTGCCTCCTATGCGTTCATTCCATCTAATTCTTTAAAGTGCGTAACGTATCGCACACTTTCAAATGTAAATGCTAATTCGTCTTCAAGCCATTTCCCGTCCGCATCAAAATCAGCCACTGGTGTAACATCTAAGTTACAGCCAACTAAAATAACAGAACGAGGCCCTGCATTTGACGTTGGGTCAAGATTTGTCACTTGCATATCAAAGTACGTATCTACACCCGTTTTAATCAACTTTTCAATCATTTCATCAAATAAGGATGTATTCTTATAAATCGTAAGTTTGCCCGTGCCTTCTAAGGATGTTGTTTTATTCCCTTTCAACATTCGCCCTAAAATAGCAACTTGATCCTTTTTCTTTTTAACTTCCGCCTTTAAATTTTTGGCTTGAAACAATAACTTGCGTTTGTTATTAGCAATAACATAACATGTCGCCAATTTAGCGCTGATAACATCACTAGCATTCATTGTGCCAACGGAATTAAAAGTAGTTTCTTCTGCCATCTGTTACCTCCTATTCAACAATAACTGTCATGTAAAGTTTTTCCATAGCCACCGTAGGCTGGATGTTCATATTCACAATGACATCTTCTTTGTTGTCACCTTGTGTTGGAATTTCAATGTCTTTATCATCAAAGTTTTGAATCGCTCTCACTCGTTGATATTGCTCGCCAAGGTAAACGAGGTCGCCCCACAACGCACGACGTCCATCTGCGTCATTTTGAACCTTGCCTAAATATCCTTTGTTGAATGTACGACCTGCATCAATCGCCCAATTATCCAACACTCGAATACATTGGTTTAATGCGAAACTTTGATTCTTATGTTTAGTAAATTCTGTGAAAGTGTTGATGTCTTTCAAGACACGTGCTTCACCTTGCACATTGCCGCCTACTGGGTCAGATACGTTGTGGAACATGAACATGCCGTCTTTGATAGCTTGTTCAAGCTCGAACTGCTTATATTTGGTGTTGATAGTAAACTCACCATCATATTTACGGTTCGATAAGGATTCGTTGATGTTGCAAGAAGCCTCACGCCCTACGGTCCAGTAGACTAATGAAGATGGGTCCTCGCCCTGGTCGGTAATAGTATTAAGGATACTAATTACACCCTCATTGTTGACGCCCTTCTTACCTTGCAAGACCAATTGAAATTTAGCCCCTGTTTGGTTTCTGCATCGAGTCGTAAAAGCAATCAATAAATTCTTGATAGTTTCATCAGAACCTACATAACCTAAGACATTAAAATAGTACGGCTCTAAGAACTCAAGGCCGTCTTGATAGTTTTTACTAGTCACAACAGAACCGTTTGTACCGCCTGTGAAAGCTGTGTAAGCAGTAGCCACTAAGTTAGCATTCTTTTTAAATTCAACGTATGCGTTATCAACTAAATCAGATGCCTTAGCAACGGCTGTTTGTTTATCCACCACCTTGCGCACATCATTTGTTGTGATGTAAGTTGTCACAATAAATGCGCTCGTTGCATCTGGGTCGGCCTGTACAGATACACCGAGATCATTGCCACGAATACCTGCATATTTCGCCTTGCCATAGTCATTGCTTGCTTTTTCACCATCACTATTTAAGCGGTAGAAATAGCCTGTTTTAAGGCCTAAGAACAAGTCACGTAAGCCTTTCATTTTAGGGTGCCCAAAATCGTAGCCAAAGTAGTCTTGGCAACTCTTTTGGAATGTATCAGAATCCACTCGGAATACTTCGCCACTTGGTCCCCAATCAAGAGATAACATCATCGCGCCGTATCCACGGTCAGCCACTTCTGCATATGCTCGTGTTTTGCTAATAAAATTGATGTATGCCCCTGGCAACACCTTGTTATGGAACAAGAACGTTCCGCCACCTAATGCCATCTGTGCACCTCCTAATTCTCATATTCCACAATCGGACGATTGAACTCGTTTTGTAAAATCTCATCAATCTCTTCATGCGTATATGTCATATCGTCATCTAAAAGTACGGCTAAAATATCCTTGTATCGTTTGTATTTATCCGATGCAATGATCGTGTAACCGTCAAATCGTTCATCCATTGTTTGAACTCCTTTCATTCACTTGTAATCGTTCCATCGCTGGAACTCGTTTACTTTCTTTGTAAAGTAGCATTTCGTATGTCACGCTAAAGTGCAAAACTCCATCGCTTTCACGGTAACTCATATCCTCACCACGTGTGATACGGTCGCCTACCTTCACGTACTCCAATATGTCGTAAAGCTGTTCGCCTATTTGTAGTAGGTCCTTGCGGTAATCCACTGGAATACTTTCCGCATTTAGGAAGTATTTCACGGTGTAATCGAGTTTACGATCATACAGCTTGCCTACGTGTAAATCGTGATTAGAGGTTGTTACCTCAATTAAAAAGCAAGGAAATTTCATCCTATTTTCTTTCCACTCCACATACACTGGCACTTTGAATACATCGTATAAGGCCTTAGAGATACCCTCGGTTATTAACGTATCAATCATTTTGCAACATACTCCTTAGCCACGTGTTAAACCCACTATTCATAATGTTATTGGCGTTGCTTTCAACCACATTCTTGGCATGTGTTGTGATATTCAGTCCATCAACCCAAGATTGTTTTAATCGTGCGCCTTGTACTTTACCGCTTTGCCACCCTGCGCCAATAAATGGCAAGAATTGCCCTACCTTTTGGCGGTGTCCATCATCCACATATGATGAATAAGTAGATGTGTTGAACACCTTCACTGACATAGTCGAGTTAGAGTTGCCACCTTTAGGGAACGGTTCATCCATAAACCAACTCTTGCGCATATTTTGCGTATTAAAATTATGTGTTTGGTAAATAGGGTTTCCGCTTTGGTCATGCCCTACCAGCATTTGAATGCTACGAGGTCCTACTGGGGTTTTCTTCTTCGCCTCACGCAAATATACGGCGCCCATTCGCTTTACAACGGAGCTCATCACTCCAGCTAATTGTGCTGGGTCCGCCATTCGCTCAAGGTTTTGTTGAAATGTCTCAATTCCGCTGAAATCAAAATCTAACTCTGCCATCATCGCACCTCCAAATTCTCTAACTGAATTTCTTGGTGGCTGTCATACACGTTAGGCATTGAACTAGACTTTGCATAAAACTCTCTGTGACGGCCTACAATGTGCATGCGAGCACCTTTAGGAACAATCACATCAGGTGCCATGAATAAGGTTGTATTTTGAGCAAATTTTGGCATGCCATCAGCTTGTGATGTGGTAGAGGATTTAAAAGAGACCCTACACGGATAGGGTCCCTCTTCTACGGTTCGGTTGATACTAGTAATACCAGTCGCTTCATCGACCGTTTCCTCTTCGGTTAATACTGTCACCAAGCAATCGTACATTTGCTCTAATTGCTTACGGTAAGTGCTCACCATCTGATTCGTCGGTAACATGCTAGTAACCTCCTGTCTTCTTGAGTGAGCTCTTCAATAAGTACTCGTAATCTGTCTTCATCGGTGGTGCCACCTAGGTCAATTGACGTGTCACCCATGCGAATGGATTTGGCAACCTGCGCACCATCACTGCCTAAAATTTCCTTAGCGTTCATATGAATGAACATGCCACAAGCTCGACGTACAATGTACGTTTCTAGCTCTGTCGGTAGTTCCGTGTGGTTGATATCAGCTAGCGCCTTATCCAGTTCACTTTGAATGACGTACTCAAGTATCTGCGTTTCGATGGCAACAAATCCTGTAGCACCTTCAATGAATTCAACCGCCTTAGGAATCAGCGCTTGTGCCTTCTTCTTCTGCTCCTGTGTCTCCATCATCTTTCACCGCCTTCTTGCCTTTTGGCGTATCCTCGGTTTCTTCTACCTCTACAGTTTCCACATCAGCGCTTGCGCCTTCTTCTGCTCCTGTGTCAACTTCCGTTTCAGGATGTAAATATTGTTGTAACAACATTCCCATAAGTAAACCTCCTATGCTTTAAATGTCATTTTTAAAACACGAGCTGGGTTGGTTAATGCTACACCGTAGTGTTCGTCCGCTGTGATAACTGTCATCTTGCCAACGATGTCACGATCAGATTCTACTTGTACATTTCGTTTTAAGTACAAGGATACTGCTGGCAATGTTGGCGTGCCTTCACCACTGTTAGGTGCCATTTGCACCATGAAGTTAGTGAAGTTATCCCCCTCTTTTGGCACTCGACGAGATACCACGACTTCAACGCCACAAATAGAACCGATAGCCCCTGTCATCATCAAGTCACCACCGTATTTGTTTTTATCAATGAAATCAGCGGATTTGCGGATTTGTGTCAATTGCTCTGGGTGGATAAACAATACCTTTGGCACGTCGGATTCCTCTGCGAACTTATCAACACCATTCACAATACCCTCATAAGAGATTTGAGATGTGGATGTTACCGCTAATGTTGTTGATTTTAATGTTTCGATTACGTCATCTTCGATTTTGTCAGCAATAGACATACCTAATTGCTTAACTGCTTCACCAATTGGGTCTCCATAACCAGATAAAACTGCTTCATCCGTGATTTTCACCCCAATACCAGCTTTTTTGATTGTGAATTTTTCGACGGATGTTGTTAATTGAGCAAGGTCAATTGCTGCGCCCTCTTCTACGTCTTTTGCGGAACCGATGTATTTAAAGGATGGTACTGTTACAGTGTTACCAGGTTGTCCTTCAAGTTTCGTGTCGACCGCCAAAATGTTTGCGAATTTAATCGCCTTAGGTAAGTTAGCGGAAATCATGTCCGCCATAACTTCTGGATTAATTAATTGTGTTAATTTTGTTGTTCCTTGTGGCATTATTCGTTACCTCCATTTGTTAATGCTGAATAAGTATTGGGGTCATCTTCTTTGAGTTTTGCTCGTTCTAAATAACCCATTTTGTTGAACTGTTCTTGAGTAATTCCTGTGGAGCCTTGACCACCATGTGGCTCACCTGGTGTGACTCCAGTCGGTTTACTTTCGGACTCAAATAAATAAGGATCAGATTCCTTCAACTTAATCAGTTGGTCATCTAATCCTTTAATAGTGCCGTCTTTGAGCTTTACATCCTCTAAGTCGAGTAACGCTCGCACGGCTTTTCCGTTTTTTGCCTTGAAAGTCATTAGTGTACGTTCTACAATGCCGTCTACCTCCATCTTGTGAATTTGCGCCGTGTACTCTTCATCTCGTTTGACTTGAGCGGCTTTCATTTCATCAATTTGTTTGGCTAATTCTTCATTGTCAGCATTAGTTTTTTTCAATGCCTCTATGTCAGATTGCATCGTAGTTAATGATTCCTTGGCTTGCTTTAGTTCTTCATTTTTTTGATTAAATTGATTCTTTGGAACGTAGTTCTTTCCGTAATCTTCCACTACTTTTTCAATTTGCTCCTCATTGAGCCCTAAAGCCTTTAATTCTTCTTTTGTCATCGTTATGACTCCTTTCCACTTCGCTTTATTTTCGAGTGCAACACCACTCTATGTGAGCTTGTTAGTTTTCGCCCAACAATACCAAAATGGCATAATAAAAGCACCCTTAGGCAATGCCTAGAGTGCTGTTACTTTTGATTTTTATTAATGTGATACAGTGCAAATCCAAGGTATATTACGCATAGCACTTGGATTATTTGTAAAATCGTGATGAAATCACACATTGAACTCACCTCATTCCACATATTTCGAGTACCATTCATCGTACTTCAATTCACCGTCTACTTGCTCGCTCTTACCTTTACCACCTTCGCCACGGCTTGCCCTCGTTTCCCCTTTGATTTCCAAATCATCGAAATATGGAATAGTTGTGCTTCTGCAATGGCAATGAAATGGTGGAATTGTTACACCTGGCTTAGCATCTTTAATCGGTACAATCTTCCCGTCCATACGTTGGCATATCTTCGAGGTCTTGCGGTCTAACGTTGCTAGTATCTCCAGTTTCTCCACCCCAATATCATTCATATTGTTGGTGAATGCCTCTTCGTAAATTCTAGCCGTTTCCGTTTCTACCAATCGTCTTGCGTTCGATTGCGAAACGTTCATCCGTGTAGCAAGGTTCTCCGTCATCTTCGCCATGCCATCACCTGCTAACACCGATTGAACAAAATCATTTTGAATTGTCTGAACTAGCTTTGTACGGTCATCCCATATACGACTGCTGAAATCTTTACCGTCTGGCGCCCATGGTTTCTTTATTGCCACCTCTACAACATGGTCAGATACCTTAGGTACGATATTATATTCACCTAGTACCGTTTGCGTAAGGTGAGCCGTCTTATAGGTGGTCGTTTCGTATGTTTCCCTAAGCAATTGGCTTAGGCTGTCATCTTCCGCCTTAAATAGGCGCTCAATCTCATGTACAACGCTTATATAGAGTGCTTGTGTTCTATCCAATCTAGCACGTATCGATGCATTCTCAAGCATGCGTTGGTGCTCCTTTGATAAATCTTCTCGCTTGGCTTGCTCGATATATTCCTCAAGTGTCATCTTGAAGTCAGCTAACTCTCTTTTATTGAGCTGTCTTCTTGCTTCTTCTAGGGTGATACCGTTTTCTGTGGCATATCGCTTATACCAATTTTCTATTTCAACCGTTAACCGTCTAAGTGCTCTATCAATGTTCATAGATAGTTCATCAACGGTCATTTCAGCACCTTGCATGGCTTCATCTTTTAATGATTCGTAACGCTTCGCCCAATATTCTTTACTCTGTTGGTTCATCTCCGCCACCTGCTATGTAATCTTGTAAAGCCATCTCTTGCATCATCTGCAAGCGTTCTTGTTGCAATCGCTCCAATTCTTCCGCCGTGTTAGTCGTCCATGGATGGTTAGCCACGATCGTTTCATTAGATAGAATGCCAATACTCGATTTACAGTTGTTGATTACTTCGCCCTCATTGACTGGTGTCATGCGATTGAAGATGAAGTCTACATCCTTTGGTGCTGTGGCGTTGCTTATGCTACGGTATGCTCGGTAGAACTCTACTAGCTGTTCTAAGGTGGCTTGAAATTCCACCTCAATTTGATTCGCATCGAGGTCGATATCACTGTACATAGATGAAATATTCATCTGATTAGGATTATTGGCCATACGGTCATCCTTGGCATCGAATCCTCGACCATTTTCAATAATCGACCGTTTCAATGCTTGCGTGATGAAATCATAGTTACCTGCGTTAACTTCAATGGTTAGCGTATCAATTCCACCGTCATCTCTGACTTTCACCGCTCCATACTTAGCTAACATGCGTCTAAATTCTGCTAGGTCTGTACCATCATAATTTCGTAATACAATCAAGGTTTTCCTAGGGTCTTCTTGCAACCTATCAAGGAACATCGAGTACATTTCGTTTAATGCATCTTGTAAACTCTTTACCCGATTAATTAGTGGTTGCTCGATAGAATTTGCCTTGAATACCAATAGTGGCACGGAAGGCCAATTGTATAGCTTTCCTTGATATTGAATGTAATTTGTTGTTTCCTTATCAGTATTAACTGTTAAGCCACCGTTATTGTAAATGTAATAGCTTACACCATCTGGTTTGTAGAATTCTACGTATTTAACTGTGTGAGTCTTTTCTAATTGATGGTACTGGTCCACATCATAAAAGTAAATAAATGCATCTAGTTTACTATGCTCTTCATCGTGCCAATACGGTATGACATTCTCAGGTTTCATCCGTTTAAATAACAGTTCCCCTGTTGGTGCAATATAAGGATGTAAGTACCCTTTACCGCCAATATAGGCGTCTTTTGCCACGTTTAATAATTGCCTGTGGAACTGCTTTCCTAGTAATTCAGTCAGTACCGCATCATCTGTCTTCACCTCTAATGGATTCCCAAATAGGTAATTGACTTTTTGGTCTACTAAGTCATCAAACTTGTTATCCACGAGTTGATTATTAGGAAGATTTAACGGAATCTCATTATTATCGCTATTGGCAATAGCCGTATTCTCAATGGCCATCGTTCGCTTTTTGTTGATAATGTCATGGATGCCTTCATAATACTTGCGTCCAGTCATGATATTCTTGCGTTCTTTTGAGTTCATAAACCGCTGTAATTCACGTCGCACAAACTCTTTGTCGCTAATACCTGCATTGCCTTTTATGATGGCATCCCATAATTGTCCTAAGTCCACTTTATCACCTCCTACCAACTGAATTTATTCGCATCCATCTCACTACGTAACGAATACCGCACTGAATCAATCGTATGATCGTTACGCTTAGGATAGGCACTAATGAAATTGCCGTGCTTATCCTGGTCGTATTCGTACATCGTAAATTCGCGGTATGCGTTCGGACATCTGTTTTTGTCAATGTAAATCTTGTAACGATCCGATAGCCACTTGATACTAAATTCACGACTATCTGGGCCCTTTTTCACGCCATAGATACGCAAGCCCATATCAGCAAGCTCTGCTATGGATTTTGGTTCAGCGCAGTCAGCCCATACTGCACTCGTGCCTACTTTGTTCTTGATTTTCTCGTACGCCATCGAGTTTTTGAGCCGTGTACTGTATACTTCATCGTAAATATAAATGCAATCATGCTTGATGTCATAGTGCAGCTTCGTATATACAAACGGGTCTTGCGCAAAACCAAAGTCGATTCCGTGATAGTTATTGTCAAAGTTATCTATCATTTCATCGGTTATAGTCATCTCCTCAACATTGGCGAATACGTCACCGCCTGTGCCTGTGGCAATTCCCATATACTCATGTTCGTATAGGTCTGGTCTTTGCTCTTTCAGCTTTTCAGCCTCAATTATGAATTGATCGCCTAGCCAATCGCTTGGAACCATCGTGTAATTACTATGACTAATGAGCCTGTCGGGGTAATCCGTCAATTGCTCCACATTCACCCAATTATCACGGCTCTTTGGCGGGTTGAAGGAATAAAAGCACCAATATTTATCGCCACCACGGAGTAGCGACTGATTGATGGAACGTATTTCATCCATTCCACTAAATTGGTCTAATTCTTCGTACCATACACATCCGACATAACCGAATGGCATTTTGAGTGATTTGATTTTAGAACGGTCATCAGCACCCAAGAACAGAATTTTCTGTCCTGTTCGCTTGTAAATAATCTCAAGCGGCGACTTCTTGAACTCGAACTCTTGTAATAATTCCAATTGTTCAAGGGCCCACTCAATTTGCGCATATACCGAGTTCTTTAAAGTGTTCGCAACCTTCCGCAAGATAACTACATTCACATCTGGGTTGCTAATGATTAGTTGTGGAATCTTCATGCTAATGAAGGATGATTTCGTGCTACCACGACCACCTTTAAACCAATAATGCGTATGCCCGTGGCGCTTGATGTCACCGCTTACAGAATCAAAGAACGGAATAATCTTGTCCGTATCATCTGGTACCACAATAGGCGCCTCTGTAATTTGCTCCACCTCTTCATGCGATAGAGAATATAGGAACTCAGCAGCTTTAGTATCTCCTTTAGTCGCCTTAACAACCTGGGCTAACAACACCGCCGTTTGAGTATCTATATTCTGCCCTTTTGCCTCGGCTAGTGAAGTTATTTTCTCCTTCACTTTGCCCTTTTGCAGTGGCATTGCCATAATCTCCTGGGTGAGCTCTTTCCATGCTTTCATCTGCCGTTTTTTGGCTTGCGATGCCTTGCCACCCTTTGAAGAAATAGCGCGATGCGTTTCCTTATCTAATGTATTTGTACTTCTGAGGGTCTCAGGATGCCCTCTAGGATTGGCCACCTGTTACCCCCTCCTTTTCTTAATCTAGAACATTCTTGAATGTGTACCCGTATTTCTTTTGGTTTCGTTTGAGCCATCTGTCTACTGCATCATTAGGGCCTTTACCCTTTAAGCCGTTTTTCTCAACCCTAGCGACTGCCTTGAGGAAGTCATTTTGCTTAAAATGTGATTGCTTGGTAAATTCTCGATAGCCCTTAGAATGCGTGGCAATGATACTGCCAACATTTGTACTTGCCACCACCTTCATATCAGCAGGGCTGAACGTGCTGTTATTTGGGTGATTATGGACAAGTGTAGCCCCCTTGACTGTTCGATTGATACTGACGTTTGTCTTGTTCCCATTTCTGTAATGGTGAACAAATCCGTTTCTATCAATTTGAACTAGCGACTCGCCCGCATCCTTGCCATGCATATCACGGAATGCCTTAATTGCTTGTTCACGGGTCTTTATCTTGACCTTATTATTTACACGTGCTGGCAAATTATCCATGCTCTGGTCAAGCCCTCTATGTGAGTCGCCTTTCCAACTAAACACGGCGCCCATTCCTCCAGCACCACGACCGCCCATGACTTCAAATTCTATTGTTTCAAGTTTTCCGATGAGTTCAACTGCCTTAGGGTGACTCTTCAAATCATCAATGACTTCGCCCGTTTCAACATCGTCTTCAACGTTCCACAATTCCCACTTGCCTTTAGGCGCTTTAAACAGGAATATGCCATCTTCTAATTCGACGGAATTGAAGTCTCGCATTTTATATATAAATGCTTGTATTTCCATTACCATACCCCCGTTTTAATGAATTTATCGACCCTATCAGCATGCTCTTGAGTGAGTGGTCCCGTATATCTATTACTTCTTGTAAAAGTGCCATCTGGCTTAAGTACAAGCGCCGTTTTTTGAGCCCCTGTAATGAAGTAATGATCAGGGTGTTTTTTCCACTGTTTCACCTTGCCACTATCAATAAGACTTTGCGCACTAGATGTGACTTTCACTTTTTTGCTTGCTTTCAAAGTTTTCTCAAAACTATCAAGCTTCTTCTTCCAGTTGCGTTCAGTAGCTCGAGTTCTGCCACTTCTAACCTTGCCTTTTTCAATATCTTTCAAGAATGAGCGAACCTGTTTGTAATTATGCTCTGTGATGTTAAGGTTGCCCTTATAATCAAATAGGCTTCCTTTAGCTCCATCACGTCTACGTTGTCGTTCTACTACGCCTTCTTGCTTTTCAATTTGCTTTCTAAGATATTGAATCCGTGCATCTCGGCGCTCTGATTGACTATGTTCGGTTCTGCCTTTACCTTTGTCAATATGCCACGGCTGCCCTTGCCTAGATTTGGCAATTTTAAAATCTTCGTCTATTGCTGATTGCAATTCGCCCTTTAATCGTTCTAACTTCTTTTCACTGATCGCAGTTCTTTTGCTCTTCTCTCCACTTCCTGTGAGTGAGTAACTAGCACCTCTACCGCCCACTATTCTTCATCCTTTCCGTTACCGCATTTTTAATATAAGTAACTTCGCAAGGGAATTGGTATCCAATGTCGCCACCATATACAATGACGTGCTCTGGCTTTAATTTGCGTATTGCTTCATCCATTCCCTCTGACCACATATGATAGGCATCATCTGCTCGCTTAACGCCTATTGTTGATACTGCTACTGTGCCACCTGGTTCAATTCCATCAAAACAGAATGCGAACGTGTCACGTTCACACCATGATAAGGTAGGAACCACATTCGCTCCATTTTGTTGGAGTATTTGGCCAATCAACCTTGAGCGGTACACGTTCCAAATTTTCATGGCCATTGGCATTTCTGTGTATAGACTAAAGTCGGGTGTTAGAACGCATTCGTAAGGAATTAGCATGTCAGCGTATTTGTCAGGATTATTCCAAATCCGTTCAAATTGGTAATCATCAATGAAGAAGTGCACGCCTTGCCCTTCTTTCTTTTTGTTGGTCTTAACATAATTAAAGCCAATCAACTCGCTAGGCTTAGCATATGTCCTAGTGATGATTGGCATTTGATAGAACCCCTCAACGTTACCGCTGTCGTAGTCATGTAAGTTGTAAGCGTCCATAGTTCTTTCACGTTCATTTTCTTTTTCATCTGCTGGCGTGAGTAATCGCTCCACATCGAACCCAAACTCTTCCATATCAAACGATAGGTCTTGGATTTCAAAGGAAAGCAAGTCATAATCCCACTTCGCCATTTCAGCCACCTTGTTGTCGGCTAGCCTATAGGCTTTTACCTGTGATTCTGTTAGGTCACTGGCAACGATGCAAGGAACGTGAGTATATCCCAATGTCTTTGCTGCTTCATACCGTGTATGACCGCAAATAATCACTTTGTTAGTATCTAGGATGATTGGTGACTTGAATCCAAAGTCTCGAATGCTGTTGGCAACATATTTAATCGCTTTCTTGTTATTCCTAGGGTTATTCTCGTAGGGTGTTAACTCTTCAATAGGCAACTGCACTATGTTCATCGCAACACCTCCCCATTATTCCGCTTATATCGTCCATGGCGTTTAGATACGTGAGCCGTTTTTGTCCGCATCATAAAATCTGGTGTCGCATAGGTTTGGCATAATCCATCATATTCGATTGTCTTAGCTGTGCATATGCCGTGCTCGTTATGCAAGCATTTCTTTTTGATGCATTTTATTTCCGTCACTGTATCACCGCCTTTCTGATTTTGGGCAACAAAAAATGACGTCGCAGCTTTGACGTCATTTCTTGTGTTTTAGTTGTATAAGGTATCTTATAAAAGGAGTAAAACCGTTGGAACATGCAACCAACATTCTTACAATTAATATAATATCATGTCGCCTTGACCTTGTTGGCAATTTTGGCATAACTTTTTTTAAATTCTTTTAAGGCTGCTTTATGCAGCTTCGTTCGGAGTTTTTCACGGCTAATATTTAGTACTTGTTCAATGTCTCTCCACGATTCGTTGTACAAATAGTGATTACGTATAATCGTCGCATACTCCATCGTTGGCATATTGTCCAATACCTCGTTGATCGTATCAACATAGGTGTATCGTCTTTCAATAAGTTCCTTTAATCGCTCGATTCTATCCTCAAGTTTAATCACCCTATCATCAATCCCTGTTGGCGTGCCTCCTTGTACCTTAGGCGCGCTATAATCGGTCGCCTTTAAGCCGTCGCACTCCGCTCGTAGTTTTCGTATTTCATCACGTAGGCAATCAATTTGCCTCGCTATACTCCGCATTTCTTCAAGTATATTCTCTATTTCCAATCTATCACCACCGTTCACGGTTCAAACACGCTCCAAAACTCAAATTTTAGCGTCATATTACTCGATTTCATGAACTTTAGATAGATTATGCCTATCGTCCATAAAATCGAGCTTATTCGCCACATTAGAACGGAATTTCCTCATGTGATATTGGCTCATATACTCGCTATTCTTTCCCCATGCCACGCAATTCACAAATGCCGTAAGCTCCTTAGCTTCTCCATTTTGTCCCTTATACGTGCTTGTTGCTGCCACCGTAAATGTAGCTACCGATGAACCGCTTTGCGTATATCGCAACTCCACATCTCTAACCAAATTGCCTAACAACTGTACGTTATTCATTTGTTTCCTCCCAAATCACTTCCACATAATCAACCTGTGGCTTCTTTAAATCACGGTAAATATAATCCGCCAAGTGTCGCACACACTTTGGATTATCGTTTTCTAATAGTCCCGCTTGCACCATCCCATCAAGCACGTATTTCTTGGCAAACGCTATATTATCGCTATCATGGCGCCCTTTCACGTGCCAACGAAACATCATGTCTACTTTACCTTTTGGCTTAGTGCATCGAGCCATTTTACACTGCCAAGCCACCTCGTTGGTTAAATCATCTTTGACTTTAGCAGCTGCATACTTATTGCGACGTTCTTTATCGATGTACTCGTTTAAGTACACAAAGTCACATCTAATGACAATCATATTCATGCTTCCACCCAAATAATCGCTTGTTCATACATTTCGTATAATTCTTCAAATTCAGTATCATCGAGTACAGGCTTCAACTGTTTTAGTAGTGGCAATACCTCATACTTTACCTTCCAAAACTCTTCATCATTGTTACCTGGCCAATATGCCATGGTCATGATTAAATCTAAGGCTTCCGCTTTCAATTCTTCTATTTCATATTCTGTCATTTTTACACTCCAGTACTTCCAAATCCACCTGATCCACGTTCAGTGGTTAATAATTCTTATACTTCTTCAAATTCTATCTTTGGAATTTTTGCGATAATTCCTTTTGCTATTCTGTCACCTTGCGTGATGGAATCAATTTGTGAATAGATATTCTGGCAAAGTACACTTATCGTTCCTGTATAATCGCTGTCAATTACCTCAATGTCATTAACCATTCGTAATCCTGCCTTCTTCTTAAACTTATCGCCTGGAAATAGTAACAAAACATGCCCCTCTGGTATTTCCATTTTAACCCCTAATTTGACGACTTTTGTCTCGTTATAATCAAACCTTACTGATTCTACACTGTAGAGATCGAATGTTGTATATGTTGGAATTTTCCCATTAACATGGGTTTTCTTAATTTTTACTTTCATGTATTCTCCTTTATTTCCCATCAATCCATGTGTATTGGTCTTGACGCGTAACCACTTCAATAGAACCGCCCAAAACTTTAACCATCCAATTGAACGCATCCCGCAATTCATCGCTGTTATAACAAGACTTGAATGCAAAATGAAAGTCAATGCTCATGTTGTTATAAATACTCATGAATAGGTAACAGCAACCCATCACATCAACAACAAATGTATCCCATTCATATGTATACTCATTCTCTAACCAACGCATCGTAAATGTAACAATTGTGCTGCATACAGAATGTAACGCCATCGCTTGCGCTTTAATCTTTTTTCCATGATGGCTGTGGTTCATGATGTACAGCATTTCGTGCTTCAAAAATTCAGCATGATCATGTAACTCCTTGATTGCAGCGTAATTAATATTCAGTTCTCCATAATAGTTCATGCTTCCTCCTTTACATTTTCTTTACATATCTCTTATTAACCCCTTTCAAAACCACATCACAAGCCTTCCATATTTGCTTATCTCTGCACACTCTGCCTTTGTAATTCTTCCAGTTTGCCCAGTGATTCATTACTCTTAATGTTACGGTGGCAATAATTTCAATGCCTTTACCATTTGTTATATTGCCTACTCTCCTTCTTGGTTTTATTCGTTTCATATTTTCACCACCATGCCACCTCGACTTTAATCGGATTTGATTTCATCTTACTCTTATGAGTTTTACAATACGCCGTCTTTCTCTAAAACACGTCCAAAATTTTCTAGCAACTCGTTACACTCGTTTTTATGTAACAACCCTTTATACTCACTAGCAACATAGTATGCAATTATGCAATTCAATTTATTAATCTCATTTTGGTCCTTATGATACTCCGAAATATAATCCTCCAATAGTTTCAATCTTTCATTGTATCTCCACTCTAAATAACGTAGTTGGTACGGTAACAAAAGTTCTTCAAAAGTCTTATTTTCTTTATCTGCCTTGATATTTGTTAACACTTTAATTTTACGTTCTAAGAATGCGATTGCCTTTTGCAAATCCTCGACCTCTTTTGATGGGTCTTTGTATCCAGCACGTGCAATATACTTCACCGCATTCCCTGTATGGTAATCCAACCCTTGATCCTCAATAAATTCCCACACCTCAATCTTTCCTCGATTGTAATGTGATGGATTCTTTACATTATCGCTCATTATTTTCCTCCTTATTTCCTCGTAAACTCTGCCCTCTGAATGTCACCAGGTCGCATGTATCACGTAGCCTATCATAAATACGCTCGTTATATCGTTTCTTGATATCATCTTTAGTTAAATTCGTTGTAATGACTGTTGGTAGCATTCGATCATATCGTTCACCAATAATACTTTCCATTTTCTCCACGATCCATGAATGGTTATTTCTGTCTGACTCCGCTCCAAAGTCATCAATGACTAATAATGGCACTGTTCTAAGCAACTTGTCATAATTTGCAAGTTCCTTACGGTCGCTATTTAATAGGTTGAGCAGCTTATCATTAAGGCTGATATTATTCACGAATAGGCATCGTATACCTTGTTCCACTGCCTTGCGCATAATCGCAATAGCCAGTGTAGTTTTCCCCGTTCCTACTGTTCCTTTCAAGATAATACCTCTGCCACTATCAATAGCACTCATCACGTTCCGACCATATTGGTATGCCTTCCCGTAACTTTCCTTGTTACACTCATTAGGCTTACCGTTTTCTTTAATCCACTCAAAGCTAATATGCTGATGCCGTTTATGCACTCCGTACCGCTCTAACATTGGTTTAGGGTCGATATAAACGGGATCGTCATACTCAACCTTTACATAGCATTCTATGTTATCTTTACGTGGATTACCTAGAATGTCAGCAAGCCGTTTCTGAATGTCATCACCATTCATCGGTTTCGTTATCCCAATCGACTTCCCGACGGGCTCCATTGTTGTATCCTCCATTATTTGCATCACGCTCCTTACTATTTAATATTCCTTTCACATAATTAAGCTTACGCACACCACGTTCAACCGCTATCTTCAATGCGCCTTCTACTTCATCATCTCCATGAAAGTCAATCAACTCTTCTAACTGTGCTCCAATGAATGGATTTACATCACCAAAATGATTTAGATAAAAGAGCACGGTCTTACTTTCTTTCCTTTCTTTATTTACTTTCTTTACTTTACTTTCTTTACTTTGTCCATTTGCGTGCACATTTTCATCAGAAATGTATACGTTTTTGTCTGAAATGTTAACATCACGTATGCATTTACCGTCATTTTGAGTACACAAAGGTAACACATGCAAATTCTGAATTTTTTCAGGTCTTTCATAGAGTAAATATCGTTCATCTATTTCAACCGATTTTCTTCGCTTACATGCTTCTAAATATCGTTCCTGTATGCCCCTAGATGTCAGAATTTTGAACGAGTTAAACAATTCCTCGTTGAAGAATCCTCGCTTAACCAATTCCTGCACTACGTCACTCACTAAAGAAGCGGTTACATTATCGCCGACACTTTTTGCAAGTAAAAATGCTTCATCATCATTCCAGGTGATGTAATACCCCTGTCGATAGATGAGAGTTAGGAGCCTGATCGTTATCACGATGCCTTTAGCTCCAAACCTCGCATCTACAAACTGGATTTTTGAATCTGTGAAAAAGTCCACATCCATGGAAAAGTACTGGATGCCTTTTTTCATGTAAAATCTTTCTTGTTAATTATTTGTTAAACAATGGGTCCATGTATTCCCCTGTTTCGGTATTTACAGTAACACCATCCTCTGTGGTGATTACCGTATGTGGCTCTTCTTGGTAGATGGTCATTCCATCTGTATCAATGGTATCCCCCTCAAAATCAGCCTCAAGCGTACCATCTTCTTTCATTGTCATCTTGCCACCGTCATTGGTGATGGCGTCTACTATCGGTTGTCCTTGCATTTCGATAGATAAAATGCCGTATTTGCTGATTAATCTCTTGAGTACGGTTTTAATGGCCATGCTGTGAAAGTCAGTTAAACCCCATTTTTCAGTACCGCCTTTATATCTGCCATTAGTGTACTTTTTAGCATGAGCTTGCATTTCCTCAATACTCATGTAGAGATATTTCTCGAATCCGTTTACTAGCTTGAAGTAGGCGATGTACCCAACAATTTTGTCGGAGGTCTTTTCTCCAAATTCATATTCACCTGTGAAGCGGTTTTGTTTGACAATTTCGCCTTCATACACCTCAGCTGCGTTGATGGTCTGATATTGACCAGTCCGCATCGCCAATTGAATGTAGCCTTTGTAACCCATTTGGAATTGAGCTTCATTGCCGTAAGGAATGATATAGGCAAAGCCAAGATTTTGATTGATTGGTAGGTCTAATGACGCTGCCATCGCTCCCGCTGCAACGATTGTATTCGGGTTCGCTCTTGCCAATAACTTATTGTTATTTACTACAGCTAGTAAGCTACTGATAAACCCTGGTGCCTTCTTGCCTAGCAATTCCTCGAATCGTGCTTTTACACTTTCTTGAGATACCAGCGATTGAATAGTCACCGCCTTTTGTGATTCTGCCGTTTGTACGGCGCCTTTCTTGATGCTTAACCCTTGTGATACGCTTGCCATGTTCTTCCTCCTTATTTAACTCTGAATGTTGAACGAGTATCCTCGCCTTTTACTAAATACTGTTTGTATAGTTCTGGATAATCTTCTTGAAATGCCTTAGTATTAAAGATTGTCTTGCCTTTGCACATTCCCCAAGTGACTTTAAACTCACCAACAATGCCTATTTCGTTTTCGCCGAGCAAGGATTTTATAATATTAGTAGCTTCAGCCTTAGCACTCTTAGCCTCTTTTTCTTTTGCAACAGCCGTTTTGTATTGATTGATGTAATTAATAGCCACATCGTCTAATTCAATAGTTTTCTTATTCGATTTGCTATACATCGTCTTGAGTGCTTCGGCGCTTGATTCACTGCCCGTAACAGCTGGTACTGTTCCGTTTTCTACCATGTCCCAAAAGACTTTACCCTCACGAATGATGGCTTCAATTACCTCTTCATTCCTAGGGATTTCTTTATATATGAATGTATTCCCACCGAGTAAGCACGCAATCCACCAAGATGATTTACCAGTGACCGCCATATAATGTTGACACTGGATATAGTAGGATGTAGGAACTTCATCTCCTTCCCACTCATCTTTTTTGAATGCATTAGCGGTCTTACATTCTAGCCCTGCATCCACGCCTACAATCTCACGATCAATGTTGGCCAATAAGTATGGATGCTCGATTGACTGTAATGTATAGTTATTGTTTCTAACTTTCCATCCTGTTCGTTTAGCAAACTCCTGGGCGACTACTTCTTCAAGTACGTTTCCCCAATACATTGGTTCGTTTTCCTCTACTGGAGGTAATTCCCCCCTTTTGTCGAGCCAAACGCTCACCGCATCGCGGTATTTGTTAAATCCTAGAATTGCTGCCATGTCACTACCACCAATTCCTTGCTTACGAGCCTCTAACCACTCTTCATGAGTGGCATTCTTGCCGTTGAAAATCTTTCTGTACATGTTTTATTTAAACCTCCTCAATGGCGTCAATTTCCGCCTTAATAATGTAAGGGATGTTACTCCCTAAGATAAACTCCGCATAATCGCTTTCAGTAAAGTTATCCGCCACGTCGTCGGGGTCTTGACCCTCATCAAGTGGAATGGTGATATCAATAGGTACCATTGCGTACCCAGTCATCCGATATGTTTTTCCACAATTCATCGCTTTTCCTTTCTATATCCATTGTTAGTGAATAGTTTTTTTAACCCAGAAACGTCAGTAAGCGTCACCTTGCTGGCGTTTCTTTCATATTCTCTATTTATTTCTATTACTAATGCATCCCATTGACATCTTGGAACGCCTTGTAATAGATCAATTATTTGATGTATTTTTTTGCTATTATCTTCCATACGTCCTCCTCACTGTGATATACTGTAGTTACATTGTTTTAATTAAGTCCCTCGATGTTAGCGCATCCTTGAGGGGCTTTTTCTTTTAAGTAGTACTTTTGGCTATCCATTAATATGGAATACCCATTAGTTACCTCTGATGGTTTTAATCCTAAGAATTTACAAAACTTTATCAGTTCTAGAATTGTTAGGTTTACGGGCTTTCCATTAACCAACCGACAAAGCCTATCTTTTGGGATTCCCACCAGTCTAGTAATCCTACTTTGCTTGATTCCTCTGCTTTTACAATATGCTTTTAAATCCACAACATCACTCCTTTATCACTCTAACCTTGAGAGTCATACCAGGGTGAATTGTTCCATCCTGTAATTTGTTGGTAGTCATAATCTCCCTGATCGTTTGGCGCACATCTTCCGATTCTCCCACCGCATCTTTTGCGATGGTCCATAAGGTGTCGCCATTTTGAACGATTACCTCACGGTCTTCATACTCAACCACATTGCTAGGGAATGTCGCATTATATAATGCTACTGCCATGATAGGCACCATAGCGACCATAGCCACCCTATCCCAATAGATTTTAAAATTCTTCCGTTTCGAGCATTTGCTCGATTTTTTTTGTTTTTGCATCACTTTGTCCCCACCATTCTTTGAATTTGTGCCAGTACACGTAGTATGTGTACACTTTTCCATGCATCTGAACCGCATCGCCCCAATCCCATTTGTTGGCACGTAATCCGCACCTAATGAATTGAGGTGATACCCCCATGATGTCGGCAATATGTGTAGGTGTTACTTTCATATTGCCTCCTTAAAAGAATACAAATTTAACAACTTGTGCCAATACGTAAACAATGAATGCCACCACTGCCAACCACACTAAAAATATTGTAAGTAAACCTCCGATTAATTTTGCTAGTACTTTAGCCATAATTACCTCCTAAATAATAATTGAAATAAACCATGCGATTAAGATTACTACAAACACTAGTGTGATTGTTGCTCCTATATTTTCTAGGCGTTTATTGTGCTTGCTCTCTTCATCTTCTTGAAGTTGCTTGCGCTTGTGCTCTTCTTGCTGTTGGATGTAAGCGAGCTGTTGCTCGACTTTCCTTTCAACCTCTAGCTTTTTCTTGTGTTTGGCCATAATGTGGTATGGCTTTTGCTTACGTGTTCTTGCATTCTTATTTCTTCTTGGCATTAGACCCCCAGCATTTTACATAATTGATTTAATACGAATAATCCTACCCCTGCACCAAATCCAAATGTTAATGCCGCATAAGTTATCTCCAATAATTCCCCTGCTTTAGCTAACACTTTAATCATTAGAGTTTTCTCTAACTTCTTGTTACGGTGCAATAGTGCCATGTTTTTTTGATGATTATCAAGAATATTGTGATACTCTTCATACGTTTTGTTATACTCCCATATTGGGCGTTGATTTAACAAGAAGTGAAGTGTATTAGCAGATAATAGGTTATCTTCCATTCGCCGAATAAGTTCATCACTCGGATTATCCTTGTACTCATTAATACAAGTTTTCGCTAATTTTAAGAATCCATCTCTCCTATGAAAGATAAATTCTTCTTGCTCTTTACTAATGCTTGCAGCAAATTCTCCTCTATCCATTAATACGTTCCTCCATCAAAGAAATAAAGCTGTCTCTGTTCTTAATAAACCGACCTCTATCTGATTTTAATAAGTCAATAAAAGAATCGCTTATAACACCTGTGATGATACTAATCCGCTTGGCATCCTTTACTAACCTAATAAAATCGATTAAGTCGCGTACTTCATTATATTCTACCCACTCATCAAAATAATCATGGGCTACCTCCACCAGCACATCGAGCCTTTCTTCTAAGTATTCTCTTTGCTCTTCTGTGAGTGATTTGTAAAATTCATTGCTATCCATAAATTTGCTCCTTAAGCCTTGGGTCTAACTCAAACTGTCCCAATAAATAATACGCAGTTGCTTGGCCCCAATTATCCCAGAACATATCGCAATAATATGAGCGCAGATCAGGATTCATATTTGCCAACTGCTTATATTTAAGCGCATTGTCCACGGCTTCCTTATATCTAGCCTGCAACTCTTGATTTTGCTCACCTGTTAGTTTTATCAGCACCCCGATTCCTCCTTTATAAATTTATTTGGCGGGAATCCGCCTAGTTCAGCATATACCTTGGCTCTTTCAAGCTCTTGATTGTATACGTAATAAGCCTCGTTCTCATCATCGTAGCCTTCTAGCCATAAGTCTAAGTTCTTCTCTGCTTCCTTCGCTGACTTATTATGTAGTTCATATAAATATTGTCTTTGTTGTGGTGCTAATCCTGGTAACATGGTTTTCTCCTCATCCAAATTTGATAGTTATCACTACCGCTAATAATGTAATGCCAACGCCTGCAAAAAATCCTGCTAAGAAATCCTCCACGTCATCACCTCCTTACATTCTGTACCGATACATAATTTCTAGCCTTAACAACTCTAGCAACGTATTCACATCGCCTTTTGAAAGTGCTATCCCATCGTCATCCATTCTATCCACGATAGATGTAGATAGTTCTATCAGTTCTTTATATTTGTCTTTCTTCCAATAGTCACCTTCTGTTGGTGGTTTATCCTCATCGAGCGCAAATAAACGATCAGGCGGAATATTTAAAGCCTTTGCAATAAGCAACCGTTTATCTTGCTTTGGGTAATACTTCCCATTAATCCAATCAGATATAGTTGACTCCCTAATTCCAGTCAACATTGAAAGTCTTTTCTGAGATAATCCTCGCGATTCTAACAGGCTTTGTAAGTGTGCCCCAAATTCTTCTTTTGTCATCCTTCTTCACCTCCTTACAGCAATTCATCAATAGTGCAATGAAGGTAATCCGCCACAGCCTTTGCATTTCCTACTTTAGGCTCTGATACTCTCCAATGAGATATACTGCCTACGGAAAGTTTAGTGGCTCGCTCTAGCTTGGCAATGCTGATGCCTCGCTCCTTGCACTTTTTCTTAATGTTTTCATATAAATTCATTCTTATACCTTCCTTTTTGCTGAAAGTATTCATTGACTTATAAGCATATGCAAGCCTATAATCAAATTAAATAGGTTTTACTACCACCTTTATAGCCCCATCTAGGGGACTGAAACATATAAGTTGTCACAATGAATGCGCTTGTTGATATTATTTAGAATTATCTCCCCATTGCGGGGACTGAAACTCAGGTACCATGAATAACGTTGTATTTTGACTTTAAAAACTAAATCCACACCTCATCACCTCCCCACTATTTGTGTTATAATCACCTTGAAAGGAGGTGATTATATGCAATCTTATAAAGAACTTACACCTATTGATATTAATCTTCTTAAATACTTAGCCTTCTATCAGGAACGTGATATAACTATTGATGAAGTTTTACAAGAGTTTAAAACTTTCAAAACAATTCCGTACCGAGTGCAATTACTTAATACTGCTTTATTCGTGGACTACAAAAGCAAATTCATATTAGATGAATCAACTGGTATCACGTCCATTTCTGTCAGCAAATTTTTATTTATTACTGATTCAGGGTTAAAAGCCATTGAAGATTATGACTTTGATTACACTGAGCGTCGTAAAATTCGTATTGAAGATAGATTTTTTAGGACTGTTCCTATCCTTATTTCCATGGTAGCCTTATTCTTTTCACTTTACCCTAACGCCAGGATATGGTTACTAGGGCAATAAATAAAGCAATGATACTTGCTCCAAATGATACACCTAATAAGATATTGTCTATCTTATCTGTAATATCTTGTATCAGCGACCGCCTAAAGTCTTTGTCATTTAAATACATCCCATCACCTCACTTCCGTGGTTGTTTGTAGAATATTTTTCTACTTATAGGCCAAAAAAAATTTTTTCCCTATCATTACATGATAGTTTTAATAGTTCTGAAAGAGCTATCATTTCACTATTTTTAAATTCATTAACTCCATCTAGCTTCAACTTTAAACCATATGGCGAGATTCCAAGCCGTAGAGCAATAAATTTTAACTTTACTCCTGATTTTTCAATAATAGCCTTCAAAAGTTCTCCATTATACAAATCTTTTACCTCCTTTTCTGTTGAATTATTTTCTACAATCACAGTATATACCTTTGTAGATTTTAAGTCAACTATTTTTTTCATTTTCATCAATTTTTGTTGAATTTTTTTCTCTTAAGTGCTAGAATAATTACATAGGAGGACAATTATTATGGAATTAACCATATATGAAAAAATTAAAAACAGAAGAATAGAATTAGGATACTCACAAGATGAACTGGCAAAACGCATGGGCTATAAGTCTAGATCAACAATTAACAAAATTGAGTCTGGTCAAGTAGATATATCAAGAAATAAAATCGCAAAATTTGCTGAAGCGTTGCATGTTACACCTTCATACCTTATGGGTTGGGAAGATGAACAGCAAGAATATTACATCGACCCAGCTGTAAACGCCAAAGCAGAATATGCAAGAGTTCAAGAGGGCATATTGTTAGATGCTGCTAAGGATTTAAGCGATGAAGATTTAGATTATGTGGTTGATTTAGTAAATCGTTTACGAGGGGGTAAATAGAGATTAATATCACTATACTGTATACGAATCAATTACCAAGAAAAATAAACGCTACACTGTGCACGAGTGAGGATGAAGGCTGTTACACCATCCTAGTGAACAGTAACAAGCCTATGGATGTACTCAAAGAAAGCATCGCCCACGAGGTATCTCACATCATGGAGGGGCATTTTACTCAAGACATGCATGCCGGGGTTATAGAATCCCTCTTGCATGGCAACGAAACAGGGTTCAATGAAGATGAAATCAACTTCTTCTATCAGTTCATTGATTGAGTTCTTTCCAAAATAGAAATAGCTAAAGCGCTCGATTTTGTTGACCTCAACAAAATGGAATCAAATCAGGTTTTAAAATTACATAAAAAAATACCTCCCCAGCGCCAACTGGAGAGGTAAATTCTGAACATACCTAAGGGTGGTACATCTACAAATATTCAACACATATATTGTACCACTTTTTAGGTGTATTTGCTACACATGAAAGGTGGTTATTTTTATGGCATTAAAACGTTCTAATGGATCTGGCTCCGTTTATAAAATGAAGCATAAGAAATTACGCAAGCCATTTCGTGCAGTCATCACGACTGGATGGACTGACGATGGCAAGCCAATTCGTAAAACTCTAGGTACTTACGCAAGTCAAAAGGAAGCCTACGAGGCATTGGCCCTATTCTCCATCGACCCTACCGCATTGGAGAAAAAACGAGTGATCACTGTTGAGCAGTGCTTTCAATGGTATTTTGAAGAAGCTGAACGCGAGGGCCTTTCAGCAGGTCGAATAGAGGTAATTAATGCTGTTAAAAAGATGATGAAACCCATTCTAGCAATGGATATAACCGCACTAAGAACCGCTCATGTACAACCCCTTTTTGATAAATTTACGTACAGCAAATCGTATCAAGATGTTATAAAATCAACATTGATAAAAGCGTGTAATATAGCTATTAAAAATGAAGTGCTTGTTAAAAATTATATGAAAGACATTATTATCAGCAAGAATGCTACATCTGTTAAGAAGGCAACCCCGTTCCGTGAAGAAGATATATACAAACTTTGGTTACACCAGGATGAACAGATTGTTAAAATTGTACTAATTTACGTTTATACTGGAGTTCGGTTAAGTGAACTTTTATCCATGAAAGTCAATGACATTCACCTAAAAGAGCGATATATGGTAGGAGGTTCAAAGACCGATGCAGGACGTGACCGCATCATTCCTATTGCCGAGTGCATCGCCCCATTCATCCAGGAGTTATACGCTACAGCCAAATTTAAGCGGTCAATATGCTTAATGGATGGTATTATTGGGCAGGATGGATATAGAAGAAGGTTGACTGAACTATGTGAGCGATTGGGGATGGATAGACGCAAGCCCCATGATACTCGCCATACATTCATTACATTGTGCAGCGACTATGATGTTCCAGAAATTTTAATCAAAAACATAGTAGGACATTCTACACAGAACAATATCACACAAGGAGTATATACTCATAAAACTATCACACAATATATCGATGCCGTGAATAAACTTCCGTTCGGTGATGATCTTCAAAAGGTTGAGCAACAGTTGAGCAACCGTCTAGAAAATGCCTAAAATTAGAGTAAATCAAAAATGAGAAAACCCCGTAAACACGCATGGTTACGGGGTTTCTGAATTTATGTAATTATTACCACTGTATAGTTTGAGAAAGGGTGTGTTACGGTCTTCCCTTTATCATATTTAGTTACAAACGCCAGAGACTGCATAGCAAAACAAGTGACGTGTTGACGTAAGACCTTAAAAGTTTTATCCTAATACATATTACGATTTAATAATATACTTTCAATTTTCAAAATAGGAGGATTTCTATGTCTATAAAACTACGAAAAGTTGCCATTATCGGCACCGGTCATGTAGGATCCCACGTGGCATTTTCCCTTGCTACTCAAGGAGAGGTTGACCAGTTATACATGGTGGATATCGACAAAGATAAAGCTATTGCCCAAGCTACCGATATTAATGATGCCGTAAGTTACTTACCCCATCGTGTGGAAGCCTTCGCTTGTGAACCTGAAGATATCAGTGACTGCGATATTCTCGTTATTTCTGCTGGCCCTCTGCCTTCCCCAGAACAAGATCGACTAGATACACTAGGCTCCACCATAGAAGTATTACGTGAATTTTTACCTCGTGTGAAATCCTCTGGCTTCAACGGTTTTATCGTCAGCATTTCCAACCCTGCCGATGTAGTG